ATATTATCGACAAAGGACGAGGACAAGGATGAATCTGAAAACAACCAGCCAGCAAGCGATTGAGCTAGCCCGCATCGACGCTAATGATAACGTTGAACTTTTAGGAATACAGCCCCTAAAAGAAGTATCTTTTGAACTAAAATGCGCAGTTGATAACAATATATACTGCGATAAAAATACGTTTCGCAATGTTTTTGGAACAGATTGTTACTTTTTTTACGCTCTACAACAAGTTCGTAAAAATGAATTAATCGCAGCAGAGCGTGGAATTGGAACATTATCGATAGTTGATGGTAAAACTTTGCTAAAGCGCGAGTTTCCAATACAAGATCATGAGCAAAATATCTGCCAAGGCGGTTGCGTTTATTTTAATTGCTCTGATTGTGATCATATTGTAGCAACATCTTCTGTGCCAGTAAAGTATGTTGAATGTTTATATGAAGATAATGTGCTTATTTCTTCTAGAACTCCATTTATGCCACACATAATACGATCATCGCCCCACTCTATAATTGCCCGACTAGATGGCGACCTAGACGCTATATCATTTAAAGAGTTGCTTGGGGATAAGGAATTTCAAGACGAACTGATGGCTTTACTTAAAAAGTATAATAAACAGATTGCTCTAGGGTGTTCTAAGCTGTCAACAAAAAAGGTGCAAACATCAGCCATACAGTTCGATAAAGTTGACACTTCGTCTGTTAAGAAGAATACTATTGCTTTAGATGGAAATGAATTGAAATTTTACGACGGGGAAAGCTGGCATAAAATATTGATGGAGAAAATATGAAAGTTCCTAAAAATATGACCGAACAACAGGTCATAGATCAAATTAAAATAGTGGTTGATAGAATATCGGCCCGTTATGTATTCCACGGTTATGACCTTGAAGATATAAAACAAGAGTCTTTTATTATATGCATGGACGCACTTGATAGATACGATAACAAACGGCCCCTAGAAAACTTTTTATCGGTTCACCTATCCAATAGATTGAAAAACTTTATTAGAGATAACTATTATATCAAGGGCGAAGAAGAAAAGAAGAAGGTGCTAAAGCCATCATATCTATCTAAAGAAGACTTTGTTATTTCTAAAAGCAAAGACGAGGATAGCAATATCGATGCTACAGAAATTAAACATATTCTAGATGAACATTTACCAGCTAAATATAGGGCCGACTACTTAAAGCTAATAAACAACGTGCATGTCCCAAAGAAAAGAAAAGAACAAATAGTCGCACTAATAAAAGATATAATTCTACAACATGGAATAGATTCATGAAAAAGGGCCGCTTGTCAAAAGAAGAAATACGATTTATAGAGTCTAGCGTTGATCATTTAACGGTAGATAATATAGCTAAAAAGCTTGACCGCGACGTTGAGTCTATAGATTCTTTTGTTAAGCGCAAGCTAAAGCGCGGACTTTCAGTTGAAGAAGAAGTAGCATACGCTCTTGAAGATCGCCCCTATTGGGTAGAACTAGAGGCTCAGTTTACAAATGAAGAACTAGAATTATTTAAATATCACTGGTCGCGCATAATCGCCCAGTTTAAAGATGACGTTTTTCCAACAGAAGAATTACAGGTTGTTGACGTTATAAAGCTTGAAATACTAATGAATAGGTGTTTAAAAAGCAATAAGGATAATATTCTAGAGATGAATGTACTAGATAAAATGATAAGAGAAGAACGGGCCGTTGACAAAGATCAGCGCGATATGGATTATATACTAAACCTAGAAAGACAATTAGCTTCGCTTCGGGCCTCTCAGGAATCCCTCAATCGCGACTACCGTGAGCTACAAACTAAAAAGGCAAACATGCTACGCGAAATAAAAGGAACCCGTGAACAAAGAATTAAGAGGCTAGAAGACAGCAAGCAAAGCTTTACATCTTGGATCGCCCACTTAATACAAAATCCAGAAGTGTCAAAGGGTTATGGAATCGAGATGGAGAAGATGAGGCTAGCTATGCTAAAAGAACAGGAACGCTTAAGCGCGTTCCATAAGTATGAAGACGGCGGGATTGATCAACCATTCTTAACCCCAGACACGGTAATTGATTGATATGAATAGTACAGATTTTTTAAATATTGTTTTGCCACTATCAATGACTAGCGAAGCCAGAATTATATACCTATTTAATGAGCTAGAACACATCAGATTAAATAACATAGACGGAGATCTAGTTGAGTGCGGAGTTTATAAGGGCGGCAACATACTTGGAATGATGGAATACTGCAATTATTTTAATCTTAACAAGACAATATGGGCATACGATACCTTTAGCGGCATGACACAGCCAAAGAATGTAGATATTGATATATATAATAATTCTGCCTCAAATATTATAGATTCAGTAAAGTGCGATGAAAGCTTAAGTAATTTTCAAAAAAATATTTCAAAATCAAAATATAATTATCTTAAAATTATTGTTGGAGATGTGTGTGAAACTTTATGCGTTAACGATAATGTTCCAGATAAGATAGCCTTATTAAGGCTAGATACAGATTGGCACGACTCAACTAAGTGCGAACTAGATATTTTATATCCTAAAGTTGTTAGCGGCGGATCAATTATCATTGATGACTATGGACACTGGCGCGGATGTAGAAAAGCTGTAGATGATTACTTTGGAAGTTTTAACTATACAAAAATAGACTATACTGGGATTGGATTTAGAAAATGATACCATATGAAGAAAAAAGTTCTATCGGACTTCCGTGGCACACAACTTTTATTGGTCAGTTTATGCAACATAATTACTGGCTTTATAATGTTGTTGATATTGTTATGAAATATAATCCTCAAATACAGAGTATTATTGAAATAGGAACGGGCTATGGCGCAGTAACATCTGTTTTCGGTCTATGGGGATTAAAGAAAAATATTCCCGTTGTAAGTATTGATCATCAAAAACTATATGACGAAAATCTTCTAAAGAAGTTAAATGTTACATTATTAAATCAAGACGAATTCTTAGACTCAACAAAAGAATACATACTTTCGATAGTTGGAGATAAACCAACGTGGATTTATTGTGACGGCGGATTTAAAACAAATGAGTTCTTAACATACGCTCCACTAATACCTTCTAAGTCAATAATATCGGCTCATGATCTTGGAGTAGAATTTTCTGACTCAATAGCATTAAACCATCTAGGGCCAAATATTGTTGAACCATACTTACCTGAACTATGGAATGATTTAAACATACAGCTTGCTTTATTTAAAAGGATATAAAAAATGAAAACTGCGATTATATTTGGAATAACAGGACAAGACGGAAGCCATCTAGCAGATCTACTACTAGAGAAAAACTACAAGGTAATTGGAGTAAATCGACGCTCTAGTACGGACAATACCTACAGAATAAAACATTTAAAAAACAACCCAAATTTAAGCTTGGTTGAGGGCGACATAACCGATCCGGTGAGCGTGTTAAATATATTGAATAATAGCGAATATGTAGATGAAATCTATAATTTAGCTGCACAGTCCCATGTTGCAACCTCGTTCAAACAGCCGGGATTAACTTGGAGAACAACCGGAGAAGGCTGTTACAATATATTACAAGCTATAGTAGATTTAGAACGTTACGGAACAAGATTTTATCAAGCTTCTTCTAGTGAAATGTTTGGCAGTTCATTTGACGTTGATGATGATGGTAAAAAGTATCAAGATGAAAATACTAAGTTTTTACCTCAATCACCATATGCTATAGCAAAATGCGCCGCGCATTACTCAGTTAGGCTATTTAGAGAGGCTTATGATTTACACGCAAGCGCCGGTATACTGTTTAACCACGAAGGCCCAAGGCGTGGAGATAATTTTGTTACCAAGAAGATAACAAATTGGATAGTGAGCTTTACTCAATGGCTAAAAGAGAATAATCTAGAAATTAAATATCTTAATTATGATAATGATTATATTTATGGTAGAGTTCTTGGCGAAAATATGCCAAAGTTAAGACTAGGAAATCTAGATTCGTATAGAGATTGGGGATATGCTGGCGACTATGTGGAAGCTATGTGGCTAATGTTACAGCAAGAACATGCTGATGATTACGTTATATGCACTGGAAAGACATATAAAATAAGAGATTTTCTAGATATGGCATTCCAATATGTTGGAATTGTAGATTGGTCAAACTTTGTAACAATAGACCAAGCTTTTTATAGACCAGCAGAAGTAGATTATTTATTAGGAGATTGTTCTAAAGCAAAAGAGAAGCTTGGATGGACGCCAAAACATGACCTTAAAGATCTAGTGTCTTTAATGATAGATTCTCGACACCATGAAAAACTATAAAATGATGATAGATATATCCTATATTTTTGGATATATCAAGCATCTTAAATTACAGATATATAATAATCCATTTCCAACAATATTTGTTTCGGCAAAAAATCCAGACGATGCATGTAAAATTATTTTCGATGAATTAATAGATATAATCTTAGCTCAAGATTCTTCCATACAAATGAGAATAATATGCAGAAAAGTTAAGAAATTATGCAGAATAGATAAGATATACGGACCATGAAAAGAAATTATGACGATCCAGCATATGAGCAGTTTAGAAAGCAAGTCTTAAAAAGAGATAAAAAACGATGCATGATGCCGGGATGTGGAGCAAAGCAAAAACTACAAGTACATCATATAAAGAAATGGTCTAGAGCAAGTTCTTTAAGATATGAAATATCAAATGGAATAACTTTATGCAAAAAGTGCCACGCATCAATAAATGGCAAAGAACACCACTACGAAACATTATTTAGAGAGATTATAAATGGAATATAAAAGCGCGCCACCATTTACCGTCATAAAAGACACAAGAGAGCAAGATGGATATTATTTTAGCTCTTTTGATAAATGTTCTGGAATGATAGAGCAAAAGCTAGACACTGGAGATTATACCATACAGGGCTTTGAAGACAAGGTGTGCGTAGAGCGAAAAGGTTGTGTAGAAGAATTAGCTGTTAATCTTGGGCAGAAAAAACATGCCTTTCTAAATGAAATAGAAAGAATGAAAGACTTTCCACACAAGTTTCTGGTTTTAGAATTCTCGCTAGAAGATTTATTAAAATTTCCAGATGAAACACGAATACCAGTTAAGAATAAAGCAGCATTAAAAATCACTGGTAAATATATGATTAAATGCTTAATGGAATTCGCCCTGCATAACAATGTTCAAATATTATTTTGTGGCAACAAATATAATGCATTCTTAGCCGTTACTAGCATCTTTAAAAGAATAAACGAAATGTACACAATAGGGAGGAAAAAATAATGGCAGAGCCAGATATCTTAAAAGACTTACATGATTATGGCGCAAATATTGCCTCTAGAGAAATATTTCTCCATAACCACTTTCATACCGAAGACAATGAAAACCCTGGCGTCGAATATAGAATGTCAAATACATTCATTAAGAACTTAAGGGTTTTAGATTTTAAAAGTGATTTACCAATTATTATTCATATGCAAAGCATAGGCGGTAACTGGGACGATGGAATGGCTATTTTTGATGCTATTACAATGTGCAGATCTTATGTTACAATAGTAGCATACGGACAAGCTTCTTCTATGAGTAGTATTATATTTCAAGCTGCCGATTGGAGACTAATGACACCAAACACTAATTTCTTGTCTCACTATGGAAGTACTGGCATAGAGGGCGATTTTTGAAACGTACAAAATTTTGTAAATTACGACAGAAAATGTGCGCAAAAAATGCTTGAAATTTATGCCGCAAAATGCGTTGGTGGTCAATACTTTAAAGACAAGTTTGGAAAAAAGCCAACAGAAAAACAGGTTAAAAACTTCTTAGCCAGAAAACTAAAAGATGGAGATTGGTATCTTTCATCAGAAGATGCCGTATATTATGGATTTGCAGATGGAATCATAAGAGATTGGCACCAAATAAATAAAGCTTTATGAGTAACAAACTTAAAAAAATAAATGAAGCGTGGCTTGGGTTAGACACTATTGAAGATAATATGTTTAATCCTATGGCTATTATAAAGCCATCGGAGAATGATTTTCATTTAAGACTAGCTTGGCTGATGAGTAGGCCAGAATATTTGCCATTCACAGCTAGCAAGATATTGAATACTCAATTACTACCTTCTCAAGCACTTATTATCAACGAGCTTTGGGAGCGTAAATTTCCAATGTTAATATCTAGTCGAGGTTTTGGCAAATCCTTTCAGCTTGCTTTATAATCTATACTTAGAGCATTAATATTTCCTAAGAGAAAAATTGTTGTTGTAGGCGCAGCGTTCAGACAGTCTAAAGTTGTTTTTGAATATATGGAAACAATATGGCGAAACTCACCAATGCTTAGAGACATATGCGATGCTAATAGCGGGCCAAGCAGAGATACAGATAGATGCACAATGAGAATAAACGAAAGCGTAATAACATGCCTTCCGCTTGGCGACGGACAAAAGATTAGAGGACAAAGAGCAAATGATATTATAGCAGACGAATTTGCTTCAATACCAAGAGATATTTTTGAAAATGTGGTCGCTGGTTTCGCGGCTGTTAGTGCCGATCCTATAGAAAATGTCAAACGTTTAGCTGCGCAAAAAAAAGCAAAAGAACTTGGAGTTGAGATATTTGCCGAAGAAGCACCAAAGGACCAAAAGGATAATCAAATTATATTATCTGGAACTGCTTATTATGATTTTAATCATTTTGCT